AGAAACAGCATCCTCAGTGATTTCGTTTTCCCTTAACCACTCTATTTTGAGTCCTGTGCCTGCGGCTTGGGCTACTGGCAACCTTTCTATAGGGTTGTTACGTTTGATGTCCTCTTCAAAGACGCCTGGTATTTTATGGCTCTGGGTTAACTTCTGAGCTTCGGCTAGTGTACTCCAGTGCCCACCTGAACTTGCCATTTAGCTTTACCTCCTTATTATGTTCTTACCTTGCCCCTCTTGGCATCATGTTCCTCAAGAATCCTGTGCGCTCGGTCCACCACTAGGGACTCCTTGACCACCATCATACCTGGCTGGTAATCCTTGTTTACCCTTATTACCATTACCAAATACTCTGGCAGCCTCCTCAAGATTCCTGAGCTGAGGTAAAGTTTTATCCTTTACAGCGTCCTCGGATGCACCATTATACATGATGAGGTTATGGCGTATCCGCCCGACAAGCTCTTCCTCGAACCTGCCAATACTCTCCTTTAGAGTACCAGTTTCAGTCTCCAGCTCACCCACTCTAGCCTTATGAGTGTCATAGTCAGCATACTTGGTAGTCAACTGCTCTTTGGCAGCCCGCTCCTGCTGAAGTAGGGCATTGGACTCATCCCTGAGCCGATTAGCCTCTGCTAGTTGGGCGTTAAATGAGGCTTTCTCGTTTTCCCAATCCTTCTCCTTCTGCTCAGAGCCACCTTTCACCGCTAACAAATCAGCTTCCTTGACAAAGCGGACCTTTTGTCCTTCCACATCCAAGTCAACGGAACCATCATGGTTAAAGGTAAAGTTCTCAGCCATTGTTAAGACCTCCTTCTCTCACTATTCCTATTATAACACACTTACGATATTATGTCAAGTGAGTTATGTTAAGTCTGGTATACTTATTATGGTAATAATAGTATTATACATTTAATTATATACTCTTACCTGTGTCCTTGCATAATTGTTTATAGGCTTCCTCTGCTAATGGAGTTTGGAAGGTAGTAGTCCTACCCCAGTAGTAGAGGACGGCATCTAGGAATGGATTAGCATATCTGAGAGCCTGCCTGGCATTACTAATGTCAGAACGGAAATTGGATATTAACTTCCTACCAGTAGTCTCTCTCCTGGTAGCTTCTATCTCAGCCCTACGTTCTAAGCCAGTTCCAGTCTTAACCAGGTATTGATGTTCCTTGATTAGCTTCTGTTCCTCAGGAGTATATTCTTCCAAGATTCTCTCCCACAAAGCGTTGTAAGGTTTAATATACTGATTGTGTTCTCTCCTCAACTGTTCAAGGCTGGTTGAATTCTTCTTCAGGTAGTCATCCCACTCCTCTCTATAATCGTCAGGAATGGCTTGGTCTATAGCATCACGCATAGCCCAGAACTTATCCCAGTCTTTGATTTTTTCACCAGTTTCCTCGTCTATCTTTTCCTCTAATTCTATCTCAAAGTAGAGGTTCATCAACTCCCTCATCGGATGAAGGACTGGCTGAGGAACATTGTACTTCTTGTAGTAATCAACCCTGTTATCCAAGTCCATTAACGGATTCTCTTCTATCTTCCTATCCACGTATTCTCGTTGCTTGGAATACGTAGCTGATAACATATCACCATAGTCTTGAGAGCCTATCCTACCAGCAAGGAAGTCTCTTTGCAATACCAATTTTTCGTCCAACAGTTGTTCACCATACCTTCTAACATCATCCCAAGCCAGTTCTATTTGGTTAAGAATGGTCTGTTGCCTGCCTGGTAATAGAGGACGTACATTACCAATCCACTTGTAGTATTCTAGTTCCTGTAGTGTAGCCTGCTGGGTAGGAGACATTCCACCTACCATATCCCATAGTCGGTAGCCGTGCTTCCTCAACCATGATTGCTGGTCTGGAGTATAGCCAGTCATTTCCTCAATAACTTTGGCTGACTCCTCATACATTTTATACTGCTCATCAGTCCTCATGCGGAACATGGCGAATTGCTCAAAGCCAGCAGAATACCAACCTACCTCTCTACGGGCATCAGCCCATAACTGTTGTTCTTCATCGGTTAACTCCTTATTCTCTTGCATCTTGGAGAATATCAAAGTGCCATCTCCACCTCTGCGGGCTACTTGGAGTATGGTTAGATAGTTACGGAAGCGGTCTCCAAATATCCTATCGCTGATAAACCTGACTGATTCATTCTCAGGGAAAGTGGCTATGAGGAAATCCAACCCAGTCTTAGGTATGGCTGGCATTATCTCCCCAAATTGGGCTTCTACACCACCAAAGACTGCTAGAGGTATACCTATATGGGCACCTGGATAGAAGCCATAACGGGAGAGGAAATCACTAAACTCTATGAAGTCTCCTGCTATGCCAAACTCATCATAGTATTCAGGGAAATCACGCCTGGCTAGTCTGGTAGTTAAGGTACCATAGACTGTACCTCTAAACGGATTGTAGTCCATGGCTGTACCTGGAATGTGTATATAACCATAATCGGTATTGTTTTGCCAACGTTCAAAGGTTGTGAAGGTCCCAGGATGACGGACAAAACTGCGTGGTAACCAGAACCATCGCTGGGTTTCATAAGTCCAGTATGGATAGATGGTTTTCATAATGGCATCAAACACATTGGCATTGGTATAGTCGGTGAACTCCTTGTAATACCATTTGTGGGCTTCATCCATGGCTTTTTGACGCATGGAGTCATAGTCCTTAAACTCCTGCTTTCTGATAGGTTTAGCACCCTTCCTAACTGGAGGAGCATAGGCTATATCCTCCACCTGTCTGGCTATATCATCCACATATCTACCTATCTCTGCTATTTCATCATCAGGTAGCAACTTGGAATTATAGAGCTGGTGTAATTGGTTGTTTATATCCTGTAGCTCCTTTAATCTAGGAGTCATCCAGTCCACAGTTCTAGGGTCGGTCTGGAGGCTCCACAAAATCTGGTCATAAACCTGTCCTACTGATTCAGTAGTGAACCCTACATCATCAGGAGTTACGTGGTTCATAACATAGCGGGTAAATCTGGCTCTATCCTGTCTTAGCATCATAGACTCCATCAAGCTCTTGGTAATGTCATCCATTCTAACCTGCATAACCGCAGCTATGTCTTGAGGAGACAAGGCCCTGTCAGTAACCTTAACTGGAGGTCTGGTAGGGTATTTCACACCTTGGATTTGGGACATTTCCTTAGCCACCGATTGCAACAGGTCATCAAAGTCCAACTGTTCTAGGTCGAATCTCTCCCAGAAGGCATCGGTTTCTAGGTAGAACTGCTCCCAGAAATCAGGGTCTTTCAGGTCTTTGGCTGTGGCTCTGGCAAAGTATTCTCTCCTGCGGGCTATATCAGCCATACGGTTGTCGGAGGCGTTGATGGACTTAGCCATTAAGGCATCATAATAACGGCTATAGGATGGAACCAACTCATCTGAGATGTTTGGTAGGTCAGCCTTAATCTTATCCGCCACCCTCTGCATTTCATCCTTAGACCTCTCAAGGAATAAACTCAGCCTATCCATATCAGCGTTGATGGAGGCTGACCTCTCCTCAAATGGTAATCCTCTAGTTCTCTGGGTAACACGCTTCATCACCTGTTTGGGAACTGCCCCTTGAACCTGAGCCATGTAATTGAGGCTATACATTACTCTAGCCATTTCCTCAGGATTCCTTATCTCTAGGTCAGTGAGAAGGTTAGCCAGCTCCTTCATCTGCTCGGAAGCTCGTTCAGGTGACCTGATAAAATCATCCATCAAAATTTCACGGGATTCATCCATCCTAGCAGTTATCTGTTCAGGATTGCTGATTAAAGTGCCTTCATCCATATCCTTTATCAGTTTATCCCTAACAGCTCTAGGCAAATCAGGATGCTCAGATAAGATGTTGGCTACCTCTTTCTTATGAATACCTGCTCTGGTAAACAGCTCCTTAGCATAACGGATAGAGTCTGGGTTAGATGACAGTTTAAGGTCATTAACAGCCTCATAAATTTCCTTAGCCAGTTTCTTGTCCCTCAACTTAGGTCTAGGAGCATCTATCTTAACCAACATTTCAAAGGTGTCTCCACCCATTTCCTTCAATATCTGGGTGGCTCTACCATCAACAAATCCTCTGCGGAAACCAATTCCTACCTGACCTGGAGCCTCTACCAACCATTTATAAGTAAATTCACCAAAGCCTTTAGCCAGACCACCAAGGCTTAATATCCAGTTGGTTTGCATAGCCTCAGAACCCTTCCTCAATTCACCTAAGGTTTCCGACCAAGCATCCCTCATCAGGTTGGGGTCATAACTAACTCCTATCCACTTTCTGGAGAACCTGACAGGGTTAAACCTATTAGGCATGACCCCACCTAACGTTGAACGCCATATGTCCTCAATCATATTCATAGGACCATATAGGGCAAAGGCCAAATAGGACTCAGCAAAAGGTCTAACTACCCACCTATCTATGGAATTACGCCATATCTGTTGGGCTCTTAGGCTAACATCCTGCATGGTGGTGGAAAATACTCCCATTTGCTTCCTAGCCAAATAGGCTATGCTATCCTCAGTAGCCATAAAGATGCGGAAGTTTCTCCTACCCAAAGCATAGATGGCATTGGTTGGAGTTACAGCCTGACCAACGGCTGTTGCTCCTTTGACTATAAAGTTGGCTCGGTCATCCAATATTCTTTGGGCAAGTCTCCAAGCATCATCAGTATTATTTACATTTAACCTAACCAACAGTTCTCTAGCAGCCTCACCCAAAGTTAGTTTCTGTCTACCTGGACCACCTCTGGTGAAGTAATCCTCAAACAACCTATCAACATTATCAACCAGTTCCCTGGAAACCATTTCTTTAGTCAACCGTCCTGGCTGATTGGCTACCTCAAGCAGTCTATTACTCCAGTCTATAACCATCTTCTCGTCCACAGGAGTATGTTCCAGGAGGACTTTTCCAGCCCTAACCATATCTGTATCAGCTTGAGGATGCCTTAAAGCGTTTCTGATAGACCTCTCAATAGCCTTGTTGAATGCCACCATACCATCAGCACTTTTGGATAGGTCTCTGATAGACTTGCCTGTATATTTGGTCACAAATTTTTCCACAAACTGGATGGATTTAGCCTGCTCCAAAGCTGCCCTCTGGGATAAGGATTTAGGCAACTTTCTCAACCCAGCCTTTATCAAGTCAAAGGGCAACTCCAAAGCCTGAGCCACACCTCTTTCTGTTGCTCCTACCATTCTACCAAACCTGCCTAGTGGCTTGGTTATCCTGGTAGCTATCCCCCAGCCAACATAACTTAACGGGTCAACGACTCCTTCCATCAATATATATTTTAGTATAAACTCCCAAGCTCCTTCACCTGGGGCATCCCACTCCTCCCAAGCATGAGCTAAGGCTTTCCAGGTGGACTCGGTTTTCCTCAACTCCTGATAATGCTTATCAATATCTCTTATCCTGAAAACATCCTTGTAAAGCCAACCTGCTATTGGCATGGAAACATGCTCAAAGTAAATCACGGCTGCTTCCATCAATGCTAGACCTGGTTGAGCTACCAGTTCCTTAAGGAAATCAGTCAACTTGTAGTCAGGCATCTCGGCTATTCCTTCAGTAAATGCACTTAACTGGTTATCTCTTTCCCTCCACTCGTCTATCAGGTTCTCAGCCTCAGATTGTAGATAATCCGCCTCTGGGTCATCAACACCACCTTGCCTGGCTGAGAGGTATTCAGTCCACTCACTTTCGGATAATATCGGGCTAGGTAACTGAGGAGGAGGAACCAAAGCCTTGATAATCTCGTCAATGGTTAATCTATTCAACGTGGCTAGAGGGATTTTATCCGCCTCTAGCTCAGTAGGAACTACTAACTCAGGCATGTCTAACTCTGGCATATCCTTAGCCATTTCAGGCATAGGAGTAACCCCAGTCAGTGTTGCTACCATTCCATCTATAGTTTCTTTGGCTGATTCCACCTCATCTTCGGACAAGGAACTAACCAGCTCTTGTGGTAGCTTGGACAAAGCCTCATCAGAGGATGAGATAACACCATTCTGAATAGCAAATGGAACCTGACTATAAAGCACATAGTAGAATTCATCCTTACGTCGGGCAGCCTCAACCTTCTGTATCTGTGGTCTAACCTTTGCCTGTATTGCTTGGGGTGACCAAGGTCCAGCAACCGTGCCGTAGAAACTCATCCGTTCATACTGGGGTATCCAACGTAGCCACGTAGGAAGCCACTCTGGAGGACTAGCCAACCTTGTAAGTTCATCCTGCAATCCTTGTAGCTCGGTAGCAGACTGTTGAACACGTTCAAAGTGGAACTGGGTTTGTTTCTCCCACTCGGCTAGTTGTCGACTAAATTCTTCTCCATTAGGCATTATACAACCTCCTCAATGCAGACCAGTCGGCATTAGGATAAATATGATACGGATAGCACTTACCATCATTACCTAACATCAGGATTAAAGCCCCACGACATTGGGCTGGTCTAGTAGTATCCCTTAAAGACACATAGTCCAGACGTTCTGGGTCACAAGTAACACCAACATCACAGGCGACATACCTGCCACTATAGTCAGGAGTCATACCAGCCAGATGTCCATGACCTGAGGCTATGTTACAATGGTATTTATTACACAATGCTTGAGGAATCCTACCATGGATGACACTAACATTTCTGGGATGGGTTATTCTCCATGTACTACCACCTAACTGTACCTTACAATAATAGTAGTCGGTGGCTGAGAACCCGCTGGTAACACCTTCACGCTTGTCCAACAATGCTAATATTTCCTCATGACCAATTTGTTCGGCCAACCTCTTTAATAGGAAATCCTCATGATTACCCTTTACTAGGAACCAATTAGGAATAGAACTGTGCATGGCTTCAATAACCTGAATTGCTGAGTTACGTTCCCTCGACCAAATCTTGTCCTCAGGATTCTCAAAGAACATGGAGAAGGCTGTCATGTTGAGAAAGTCTCCACCAGATATTCCTTGTTTTATGCCCCAAGACATAGCCAAACCCAGCAGGTTATTCAAGAACTCAGCATCATGGAATGGTACCTGAGTGTCAAAAATAATCAGGGATGGTTTCCTGATGGTTATCGGTTTATTAAGTTTACCTCTACCAGATGTAGGCACAAGGAGGCTTATACCTCTACTGAACATGGCGGTCATATATGAATTTACACTGGAGAAGCCAAGCTCACGTGTCCTATTCACCCTTGCTGACCTATCAGATGACAGATAGAAGGAAACCTCTATGTCCCATTCTGGAGTTCCCTTTTTAGGTAACAATGCTTTTTTAGCCATTTATACTCTACCCATACCTTCCTGAGGTGTAGTTGCTTCCCTAGCTGGAAACACTTCCCTCATAATAGCTTCCTCAGCAGGGGGAGTAGCTCGCTGGGCAGCCCCAGCCTGCTCTACTGCTGCCTGCTGAGGAGATAACTTTGCTTCCTGTGCTACTGCCACCTTTTCATAAAGTTCGGCAGCATCAATTTGTCCCTTCTCCCTTAGCAGTCTGGCTTGCTCCTTAAAGGCTAGTATAGAGTCGGCTAATATAGCCTCAGGACTCATCATAGCATCATCCTTACGCACCTTAGCCTGTTCTCGCAGTGGGTTCCTAACCTCAGGGAACATTTTGTCCATAACAGTATCCGTGGATAGTCTAAAGGTCGGGTCTAACATCCTAGCTACGGTGGCTCGCTGGATTAAGTAACCAGGAATTTCAATGTCAGCCTGAACATCAAAATTAACCTCTTCTGGCATATTGCTAGGAACTATAAACTTGTGAGGCCTGTATTTGGTTACGTTCAGGAGTTTAATCCAATAATCATTGATGTCGGAACGTAGTCCTTTATAGGCGTCCATGTAAGGAGTTAATACCTGCAGTGCTGCTGAGGCTATGTTAGCCATAGCTAGGTAACTCATCTGCATCTGGATATTACCAAAAATAGCCCATGGAAACATACCTCTCTGTAACATATTCTGGTAATCAAACAACATTGTCCTGAGTTCTACAGGTATTGGAGGAACAGCCAAAGGACCAACATCTTCTCCTGGTGCTCCTCTAAATATCGCTCCTCGCTTGAATAAATCCTCCTCTCTAAGTATAGGAGTCTCACCAGATGACCGTTCAAACCAGCGAGGATTAGCCGTATCTCTCATCAACTGCTGGGAGAAGGTAATCATTCTATTATAGTTTTTGGTTAACTCCTCATTGGTGGCTACTATGGACTCGCCAAAATGTTCCTGCCACTTGGAGTCTATTGCTCCTCTATCAGGAAGTCCGCCAACTGGAGAAATGAATAAAGGTAGCCTACCTATCTCGCTGAGGACTATATCCTTCACCAACGGTTTAACAGTAACATCACCTAGGACTATGCCATTAACCACATCACCATCATCGTCAAAACCCCAATAATCGTACAAGGTAGTATTATGGGTGAATGGTCTGGGAATTTCCCAACCCATTACCTTAGCTTTCCTGTTAGCTACAGCTGGTTTCATGGTATAAATATGGGCTGCTTCTACCAGACCTATGTCAGCTGAACCAAACTCTGGGTAGGTCTCTAGGGGGTTCCAAACCTCAGACCAGATTTTATCTTCCTCCACCATACTGAATACATTGTACCAGCCAGTAGCCAGCATCAGACCTATCAGCTCGCCTTTGAAACTTTGGCGTCCCATTCTGCGGTAACGTTTTTCCTCCTCAGCCCAACGCTTGGCTACATAACCTTCCAAGTAACTGGTAGATTCAACCTCTTGAGGGTTTAAGTCCTCCTGGTCAATTTTATCAGCTACTATGCTAGAGGTCATCAGATGTTTGCCTAAATTGTACCCAGTCCTAGGGTCATTGGAGGTAACTGACTCCATGCCCTCCTGTGCTAACTCATCCTTCAGTCTAAGGATTTCATACCAGTCCTTAATCTTACGGGTTCTGGTATTCCAGTTACTTTTTAGCCTGCTACACCTAGCAATAAGTTCTTTAGCATCCATTTAATCACCTCCCAAATATGTTGGACTTTCCTGTTGCCCCTCAATCCAGCGACTACCCCAAACCAAGTGGGCAGTTAGCAATGCCGTAAATATACTCAGTATAGTGGACACAGTACCATACCAAAGGGAAAGTATCACCATTCCAATAAACCAACCAAACACCAATATTGTGGTCAACACATCATGGTTGTAAATCCAATCCCTCATAATAAAGGTGTACGGTCGCCTGTTTACTGGGGTTAACCAGAACTCGGTATGAAACCAGAACCACTGGTAAAATTGCCCTAACATCTATTTCTCACTCCTATGTGTCACCGTTCCACTTACCATGTTTATGTTTATCATATTCAAGTCTGAGTATTGCCAACCTATATGCAGTGATACGGTCAACTCCAACCTTCTGCATAATCTGGTGTATCAACTCCTCCAGCTTTTCGGAATCCGCAGTTACCATTTCCAGCCACTCCTACCCATGTATCCACGTTTCATGGGTTTAGGATTCATGCAACAGAGTCCTACTGCCAAACTCATTAAAATGTCGTTGGCTCCTACAACCGTAACCTTATCACCTACCAGCCTATGGTTCCTCATCTGCTGGGCTATCTCAATATCATGGCAGGTAAAGTCCAACAAATACTTATGGATTGTTTGTAGCATATAGTCCTTATTCTTGGAGGTGGTTAGCCAGCCTGGTTCCATTGATGGTCTACCACTGACTATATCCTTCCTAAAATAAATTGGTCTCCTATGCTTCAATAACTCAGTAATGGCTAACCCATGACTATTGGCCTCCCAGGCTATCTCAGCCCTGTTATAATAATCAGAGGCAGCTATAGCCTTCTTAACTGTTACCTCTGGGCTGTATAATCCAGCATCCCTAGCACACCATCTAGGTTTGTAGTTACCATCATCTTGGTCAAAGGTTAACACTCCTATGGCTGATTTAGTCACCTTAGCCTGACCAGGGTCAATACAGACCATATACTTTCTACCCTTCTCCGGTTGATACCATATATCCAAACCCTCTAAATGATAAGGTGCTGGGTAGCAACCCTTAGCCAGTTCATTAACAAGGAAATCATCAAAATACATATCACCAGTGGCTAGGAAGCAACTAACATCATCCTCTGGGAATTCTTGACTAAACAAAGGTTCTAGTTCACCTGAACGCCTGAGGCTACGTTTCTCTTTAATCTTCCATCGTCTCCATCTAATCTGGTCAAAGGTCAACCCATAATTGGCTACCAGCCTTTCCTCATCCTGACTCAACTTAAACTCTGGCTTGTCAGTCTCAGGTATGAACCTCTCAATCCTAGTATCACCCAATAGGATAATATATTCCTTGTGCATAAACCAAGGATAGAAATGGGCAGTAAATGTTGACTTGCCTTCCCTAGCAGCCATATACATATCATAGAAATCGTTTTCCTGACCATTAGGAGTGGAAAACATATCAACAGTACCACCTGCTGGGACTCTATCCAATGCTGGTGAGATAATTGCTTCCATAGCTTTTGGAGGATAGTATGCCGCCTCATCAAATAGTAGATGGTGGATGGTTTCTGCTTTACCTGCTGCATAACTACGGGCTGAGGCTATATAGATAGAACTGGTACTTACCACCCTACCATTAACAGTAAACCTGAAGGTCTTTTCATAAGTGGAATTGTGGAAGATTTCTGGAAAACCAGGAATATGCAATCCCATTAGATGGTTATAGAAGAATGTTACCTTACTCAATAGTCTTTCGGTAATGAAGTCCTCATAAGCTATTAGGACAGTATTGGTACCAGGCACAGTCAAGGTGTCTTTCAACCTTTTAGCTATACGTTCAGTGGAGAAACCAACCTGAGCAGGTTTAACCCATATATCCATACCCGTCTCTGTGGCATCAACGTCGGCTTGAATATCGTTATAGACAAAAGGAACTATTCTCCTCTCCTTATTCTCCACGACGAATAATGTCTCAATAAATTTCCTATCATCCTTTATTAGCTCTCTGAGGGTCTGCTCGGCTGTTACCATGTTAATGTTTCTCCACTATTGATGAGCCTAATGGGAAGGTGGAATTAGGCATAAAATCAACGTAAACAAATTCAGGAAACAACGATACGATGGACTTAACCACTCCTACTGGTGGTATATCACCCTCATGCCTGATTAGTATTATTGGAGTGGAAGAACTAGGATGAGTAATGTCGTACTGCCTCTCCATGTTAGCAAAAATGGAATCTAATTCTTTCCTGACCAAATCTATGCTCCATCCCATTTTAATCCTCCTCTAAGGTAATTTCAGTAGCATCGGCTAAGGCTTCACCAGTAGAACCTTCAGCTTCATGGTCTGCCAAGGCTTCATCCCAAACTGCATCAGCTATAGAGGCTGCTGAGGCTCCAGTGCCAGATGGTGCCTCTTCCAAGGCATTTTCAGTAAACCTGTAAGTCCCAGCATCATCCTCAAGAGTATCATCCAGTTTGTCAGTAACAGCCTTGATAGCATTTATCTCTGTATCAAGATAACCTATTATTGTATCTTGTTTGGCTTCTGTAGCATCCCCGCCTGCTCCAGTTGGTGCCTCCTCTAAAGCGTTCTCGGTAAACCTATAAACTGCATCATCAGCTTCCATAGCTGAATCCAGCTTATCCAATATAGCCTTATTCTCGTCTATCTTGGTTTCATTGGCATCAATCTCGGCTGTCAGGGCTGTCTCTGCGTCAGCCAACTCAGTTCCCGTCGCAGCATCATAAGTTGCTAGTTCCGCAGCAACATGGGCAGGGGTTGCTAACAAAGCATGGGCAGCATCCATCTCAGCCTTAGTAGGACCCACAGCAGTAACAATACCTGGTATCTTGGTAACAAGGTCATGGTCGTCTATGGTTTTTATCCTCTCATTGATGCTATCGGCTGTTGGACTTCCTGGAATAGCTGCATCAAGGGCATCTGCTACCTCAGCCTCAATCTCTGCCTTGGCTGTTGTCTCAAATCCATGAACGTGTTTGGTGGAATCAAACCTGATTATGTAAACTGTAGTTTCATCAGGGTTAGTATCCCAATCACGGTTCACAGTGGCAGTCTTAGATGCACCAACATAGCTGTCAATATGGCGAGCTTGCCCTGCACCAGTTCCACTCTCTAGGATGATAATATCATTCACATAGAAGTCATCAATTGCACTGGCACCAGCATCAAGGATAACCTCATCATTACCACCACCAGCTTGACAGGTTTCCTCCCTAACTATAAGGACATCCGCAGCCTGACGCAATCGTCTACCTGCACTGGTGGCATCGTTGTGAGTAGCTCCTGTTAGTACCTCATCCCAGACGGCATCGGCTATGGCAGCAGCCGTCGGGTCGTTGAGGGAAGCTGGTAGACAGTCAACATAATCTGATATGGCAGCTAAGGCTTCTGTCAATCCAAAGTCCAGTTCGTCAAGGTATCCAATCCTTGTGGAACTAAGGGTTGATATATCAGGAACAGTAGAAAGGTTGGCATTATTTATGTTATCTAGATACCCCATCCTAGCATCAGTAAGTCCATCCCGTATAGCGTCAAGGATGCTGGCTCCATTCTCCTCCATCTCTGCTTGGATTTGAACAGCAGTTGGAGGAGTCATCCCACCAAGACCTTCAACCTCAGCCTTAATAGCTGTTAGCCCATCAGTGGCATCGTCTATTTTATCCGTATAACCAGCAATAGTGGTAATGTCTCCTTGAGCAGTGTCTATCAGGCTCTTGATATTGGCTAAACCATTGGTAGCATCATCCAGAATATCACAATAGCCTTCAACCTGGTCTACCAAAGTCTCTAAGGCTGATAAACCATAAGTAGCATGGTCTAATCTATCAGTCACCAGTAAGGTATGTAGGTCTTTGCCCGCAACATCTGGTACACCTAGAACTGCTAGTAATGATTGGTTATTGGTTCTACCTGAGAAATCACCTAGGTCTGTTTGGATAGCATCTATCAAGGTTTTCAGAGCACCAAGACCATCCGTAGCGTTGTCCAAATCAGTCTGGATGCCATCTACTACCGTATCTATAATATCCTGTTTGGCTTCCGTTGCTAGGAGACCATGCCCAGTGTCCATTTCCGCCTTCGTAGGAGGGTCATAGTCCGTGAAGGCTGTATCTACCTCAGCATTTATACTAGCCTTCATAGTAGCACTAAGGTCTATGTCGTCTATGCCTTTAACCTGTGCAGCTATCTTAGAGGATGAAATCAATCCTTGCAACTCATTGGTATCAGTCTCAATATCATCAATGTTGGTATCCATCTCATCCAATGTCTGTGCGGAGGTTTGGATGTTAATAATCAAATCACACCACTCATCACCAGCAACATCGGAAAAAATAACAGTAATATTATCCGCATTGGTTTCTGCCTGACTTAAAGTGACCTTGACACGCTTGGTAAAATCACCATCCACAGCGGGCAATGTGCCAAGATTAGCAGGAGCACCATCATCCTTGGCTATTTTGACATCACCCGCAGCCAGTGTAGGGTTAGCTTGGAATACCTTGGTATTAGCCTGTGAGACTAAACCTACATAGAAGATATTACCGTTACTATCATTCTTTTTACAAGGTACATAACTTGCCATATTTTACCCCCTAATTCATGCCTATAAATATAGCACCAATACAACCTCCACTGGTAGGAGGACTTCCTTCCTCAGTCTGGAAGGCGTTGTTTTGAAAAGTATCCTCTTGAAAAGCCACTTTACTCTACCCTCTCCACAATACATTCACATTGGTCGGTGAAAGTTGTAACCGTATAAGTGGAATCAGCATCATCTACCTGAGTTTGTAACTCAATGTAATCTCCGTCAGCTAGGTCTATGTCCGTATTGATGCTACATGACACATCCCCATAATTAGCACCTCTGGAATAGTTCCTAGCTACACAGCGTTTTACCTCGTCTGAGCCGTTCACCCTAATATAGAGCATGAGAGTAATACGGGCAGAACCAGTTTGTTGGGCTGAAACAGTTGCCCTTACCCTATATCTACCATCGGCATCAACCTGAATACGAGTATTATTGGTCACATTATCATGGGTAAACCCAGTATCCTTGCGTAATTCGCTATCCCAGCCAATCTGTTGTTTTGTGCCATTAGCACCACCAACGTTCTCAGTCTGAGAACTTTTGGCAAGGTGTATTTGGGCAAGGACTACAACATGGTCAGCGTTCCAGTTGCTAGGACGGACTATAGTTTCATCCGCACCATCCTCTTTATTGCAAGTAAAAGCGTGTTTAATAGCCATAATTTACCCCCTAATAACCATTATGCCAAAGGGACTCATTTTAATATATTGTGCCCCACCTTCTACCTCTGGTGCTGCCTCCTCATATTCAATGTGAAGCTTAGGGCAATAATCTGTTGAGCTATCCCAAGAATATGCCCGCCGACTACAGCCCGTACCATGGGTGCTTCTATCTTCAAAGTCCTCCCAGAATATAACTATATCTTGGCCACTAGCCCAACCCTCACGCTCTACTATTTCCTGAATAACAGTTTTGATTTCAGGACTGGTTGTATCCTCACCTTCCTCATTAGCACTCCACGCAGGTATGGCATCCCAGTCTACCCTAGCTGTTGTTCTAGCAGCCCAGCGAGCGTCAAAGGCACTCTTATCGTCGGCAAAAGTTGGTGCATCATCAACATCCTCGGCACTAATTCTAGTCCTGACGGTGGTTCCCGAAGTGGCTTGTTTACATTTGAAGATGAGATAAGATGTACTTATATCGGGTTCTATTGCTACAGTTTGGAAGCGAAGTCCGACCCCCCATCGGTAATTGGTTGAAGTTTCTGCTCCTGCAGTATTAGTAGTGGATGTTGGATACCATGAATCAGCACTTAAACCCCTTTTCACATCGTCCAAAGACAACCCAACTTGCTCATCAACATCCGTATCAATAAATACAGGATAGATAGCACTTTGTAGCCAGTCAAAAGGCACTCTTATTGAGATGTAGAGCTTATTGCCCCTTTTCTCTAAAGTGGCTATTGATTGCCCTTCATTATCTTCATCCTGACCAGAACCCCAGTATCTAAGAGGCATAAAGCCCCACAGAACTTCACCATCCTTGCGGAACTCAATTACCTTGAAGGTCTGTTTCTTTGCCTTCTTATCCCAGACCTCACTATCAACATAAATATCCAAATCAGAGGGGTCAAATATCAAGTTAAGCCTCAATACTGGATTGCCACCATCAAGGATAAACTGCTCAGGCTCAGGTAGTTTGTTAAGGTTCTCTATCTCTAGGATTTTAATCAGTCTGGTTGAACTACACTTCCACTCAAAGTCTATACCCTCACCATAGGCATCATCCCACCTGATAGTTCCCTGATGAGAAGGCATACCGACAGTGGGCAACAAGTCAACTTCAGGGTTAGTTATATTAGGGGCAACCTCGTGAGGCATAGCGATTGGCTGTATCTGGTCAAGGTCGTTAGTCCATTCCAATGCCATCGGTTGGAACTGGACTGTCTCACCCTGTTTCTCAAACTCTATAATCTGACCAGCGGTGAAGTCCTCTTTGACCCTGATGTGATAGCCAGCGTGAAGCATCTGCCAGTCCCAAGGAGCTACAGCAGGCTCAAAGTAATTGTCAATTTCATGCCAGCCATTATCCTCATAGTGGACAGAGCCAATAATGCCATCCCATGAGAATTTACGCCCACCAAGATGGTGAGTTTTACTGTTGCGGGTTCGTTTCTCCATCAGTTCAATTGGAGGCATACCTACTCCTTATGGTTCATATACCACTATCAGCTTACCCGTAGTCTCATTATAAAGTAACTGGTTGACCTTCTTATAAGTTGTTCCTGCCACTGTGGGAACCACAGAAATAACACAGTCGTCATACCTGATAGTACGCCTCAATGCAACATCAGCGGTTACAAAGGATACTAAACCTACCTCTTTGTCAATGGTTGTATCAGCCATTATTTCCTTCTCCTCATCCTGCCTAGAGTAATAGCCAGCCTAGCTTGTCTACCGATTCTGCCTCCTCTTTTGGCTGTAGACCTTAACCAGGTTTTACTGATGCCGTTCTTCAAGGCTCCTGCCCGTCTGGCTGCTCTCCTAAGGGCTCCTGGTCGTTTTATAGCTGATTTTATCCACAATCGTTTAGCCATTGTTATCCTCCTCTAAATAGGATTCATAATCATTATACACGGATACCAACAACTCCGTGAACTCGGTACGACCACAGCCAGGACATACCTCTATGTTATTCGATACCGTCTCACCACAGTTATCACAAACCTTCATTTCCTGTTCGCCAATAGCCATATTATCATACCTGCACCTTCAGTTTGTATATTCTCCAATATAATAACCGAGGTTAATATAGCAAGGACAAAAACCAGGAAAAACTTAATGCAATACTCTCTAATACCCACCTGGTATCCTCCTTCGGTAGCGTTGACCTCTTAACCCAATACGGCTTACCTGAGCCTTGACTACATTACGTCTACCTGCAGCCGCCTGCCTTCTTGTCGCTCTTACTCCTCTTGCCATTACTGTTACCTCTATAAAACGGACATCTTAGGTAATCACCATTGTCCAACCTGCCTTGTAGTCTACCAACCCTGATAGAATTCCACACGACCGCTGTCAGTATAACCGTATTAGAACCAGCCAGAGCAATAAGGACCGCACCAGTATCAATCATTTGTCCTCCTTCACCCAAACTCTATAGTTACAATCTGGTGTATGGCACTTATACAT